AACACGAAAACCCATTCTATCAACTTGGTAAACTCTTTACTTATAAATTATCATGTGAAACCTTCACCTATAGCCATGAGGAAATTGATACGGGTATATCTGATATTGATAAGGTTGAAACAGACAGAAAGAAATTTGCAGTTGAACTGACGTTGGGAACTAGTCATACTGTATCATATCCAAACTTCTTTGAGGGGGAAAGTGTATATCAAGTTCTAGGCGTCACTGGAGCGGGTGCTACTTTAGGAAACGCAACATCTACTGCAATTGCTGTTGATTGGGACTTAATCACAACTAAATTGAATATAACAAATATTGTTGGGTCATTCTCAACAAGTGCCGGAGAAACCATCAAGGGTGCGGTCTCTGGTGCTGAATATGACGTTTCTTCTAAGACTACAACTACTATTATTGTGCCCAACGAGCCGGTGACAGATACTCCAGTGGGAGACAACGAAGAGATTGAATTGATCAGAGATGTTGAAGATATATTTGACTTTACTGAAACTGATCCTTTTTCGGAAGGTACATATTAGAAAATGTTTAGTGCATTTTACAACGAATCATTACGAAAATTAGTCATTGGATTTGGCAGTCTATTCAATGAAATTCATATTATTCGTAGAAATTCTGATGGTACAGAAAAAGAAAGAATTCGTATTCCGATATCTTATGGGCCAAAAGAAAAATTCATAAGAAGAATAACAGAATCCAGTTCTATTTCAGATAGTAACAAAGTTCAAATAACTCTACCAAGATTGGGATTTGAAATTCTCAATATCAATTATGATCCCATTAGAAAAACAAATAAATTAGGCAAAACTAAAGAAAAAGATATTGATTATAGCGTTAAGTGGAACTATAGAGAAGTACCTTATAATATAACATTCGGTTTATATTCGTTCACCAGAACTATGGACGATAACCTACAAGTGATAGAGCAAATAACACCGTTTTTCACACCAGAATTTATCGTTTCAATGAATGTAAATGATATTAACAAAAACATTGATATCCCCATTGTGTTGAATGCAGTTAATACATCTGAAGATTATGAAGGCGAATTTGATTATAGAAGAAGTATTATAAGTACTTTTGAGTTTACTGCGAAAACATACGTTTATGGACCAGAAAAGACATCTTCAATAATACTAGATGCAAGTGTGGAATTGTATAATGTCGAAGGTGACGCATGGCCATCAATTTCTGATCCATATACCTACAGAGTGCGTGCAACAGGTGATACTGGTGGAAATACTGGTGGTTCGACAGCAGGAAGGAATGAAGTAGTTTATGAGTGATAAAAAATCTGTTAATGAAAAAATATCTGATGTGTTTGATGTTGAATATGAAGTTAAAGAATCAAAAGCAATAGAGAAATCTAAACCTATTGTTGTTTCTGAAGACAGATCAGAAGAAAGACACATCAAAGAAGATTATCGCATAGCACGAGAAAATATGCAGGAATTGATTGGTATTGGAAAAGAAGCGATAGACGGAATATTGAAGGTTGCTTACGAGGGAGATTCTCCCAGAGCGTATGAAGTTGCTTCTCAAATGATAAAAAATATTGCTGAGATAAATCAAGATTTGGTTTCTATTCATAAACAAATGAAAGAAATTAATAAAGAAGAAATTAACATCAGTCAAACAAACAATTCAATTTATGTTGGTTCTACAACAGATCTACAGGATCTTATAAATGAAGCAAGAAGTAGAACAAAGGCGATAGTGGATAATAATGGTAAGTAAAAAGGGTGGATATCTCGGCAACGTAAACTTAAAAGAAGCCGGGGTGAAAATAGAATTCACTAAAGAGCAAGTTGAAGAATATATAAAATGTGCTAAAGATCCTTCTTATTTTATTGAAAAATACATCAAAGTGGTTTCTCTTGATGAGGGTCTTATACCGTTTAATCTTTATGATTATCAATCAGAACTTGTGGAAATTGTCCACAACAATCGCTTTGTTATTGCAAAACTACCAAGACAGAGTGGTAAAAGTTTAACATTCATATCATATATTCTCCATTATGTTCTTTTCAACCAAAACATGAATGTTGCAGTTCTTGCAAATAAGCAAGCAACTGCAAAAGAAATCCTAAGTCGATTAAAACTCACATATGAATACCTCCCATTATGGTTGCAACAAGGAATATTAGAATGGAACAAAAATTCCATTCAATTGGAAAATGGTTCTAAAATTCTTGCATCCTCCACTTCCTCATCAGCAATTCGTGGTGGTTCATTTAATCTCATTTTACTTGATGAATTTGCCCACGTTCCAAATAATGTAGCAGAAGAATTCTTTAGTTCGGTGTATCCTACCATCAGTGCTGGTCAAACCACAAAGGTGTTCATGGTGTCTACCCCCAATGGTTTGAATATGTATTATTACTTCTGGAGGGGGGCCACCAAAAAGGAAGGCGAAAAAGGAAAGAATGAATATAAAGCAATAGAAGTAAATTGGAATGAGGTTCCTCAATATCCGGGTGGTCCGTTACGAGATGAAAAATGGAAAAATCAGACCATTTCAAACACCAGTGAACATCAATTCAAAATTGAATTTGAATGTCAATTTATTGGTAGTCAAAATACTCTAATATCTTCTGAAAAACTAAAAGAATTAACATATTCCGAACCATCCGTAAAAAACAACGACGGATTATGGATATATGAAAAGTTTAAAAAAAATCATTCATATTTTATCACAGTAGATACATCTGGTGGACAGGGAGATGATTTTAGTGCCTTTACTGTAATTGATGCCACGGAAATGCCTTATAAATTAGTAGCAAGATATCGAAATAATCTTGTATCACCTATGGTATTTCCTACTGCCATTATTGCAGTTGCTAGACAATACAATAATGCACATGTGTTGATTGAGGTTAATGGTATTGGTTCACAAGTAGCAGATATTATCCATTATGATCTAGAATATGAAAATCTTCTAAAATGCTCAAATAAGGGAGCAAAGGGTCAAATTATTTCCTCGGGATTTGGTAAATCTGGAAATACTATGAAAATGGGAGTAACCACAAGTGTCCCTGTTAAAAAAGTTGGTTGTTCTATTTTAAAAAGTTTAATCGAAGAAGATAAACTAATAATAAAAGATATTGAAATTATTAATGAATTGACCACATTTATTGCAAAAAGACAATCTTTTGAAGCAGATGATGGTCACACTGATGACTTAGTAATGAGTTTAGTGATTTTTGGTTGGATGACAAGACAAGATTATTTCAAAGAATTGGTGGACGGAGACATAAGAACTGACATATATGAAGAAGAACTAGAACGAGTAAACGATGAAATGACACCATTTGGTTTTATATCTTCTGGATCAGAAGATGATGGAGAATGGGACGGAGAAGACCGGTGGTATCCCGCACTCTAAATATCATTTTGTCTAAATAATAGGATTATATTTAGGAGAGAATTACATGGCTAGACCAAATGTTACAGTAATAATTGATGACCAGAGTTTTGTGATTCCGGGAACCGAATCTGGTGGATTGCATAGAGCCGGTTTCATATCTGATAATGCTCTCATTCCTAACTTGGGAACAACCGCAGAACGAAATAGTGGTATCATGACCATTGGTAGTATGGGTGACTGGTATGGTAGATTGTCCTCTCTTGATCCAATTCAGTCCGGGCTGAGTGCTGGCAATGGTGGTAACCATTCGTCAATTAACAGTGGAGGTACTGGTGCTAGATGGCCAGGTGGCCCTACTGGAGCGTGGGAAGGTGAATGGTGGACAGTTCATAATTACCTCCAATATGGTGGTGTTGCAGTTGTGGGATCCACTGGTGAAGAAGAAAGCACCGTAGGAGCCTTAGATGCTTTATCAAACAAACAAGTAGCACTGGATAGTGTTGTTGCTATGAGTAGCGCAAGAACTGGTTTAACTTTAGGTGGTGTTCTCGTCGGAGCGAAATATTATAGTGTTGTTGGTGATATTGCTAATGTTAATACGGTAGTTAATGCCAGACTCGATTGTATTGGGGTATATCCACATAAGGAGGGTGAGACTTTAAATGACTCATGGACAGATGCGGCAGCATCCACTTCTATTACACCAAACGAATACGCTATAGCAGTATATGGAGCAAAGAGATTCTTGGGAACAAGCAATGACGCTGATAATGATGTCAAAGAACTGAATTGTGCTCCTGATGTGGCTGGATGTTTAGCACGAACAGATAGAGAATCTGAATATTGGTTCTCTCCTGCTGGATTTAAACGAGGTGATATATTAGACAGCATGAGATTGGTTTACAATCCAACAGATGCAGAGCAAGATGAGATGTATGCTCAGAAGATCAACCCGGTTGTAACATTCCCGGGCGAAGGAACTGTACTCTTTGGTGATAAAACATTAGCAGCCGCGACTTCGACTCTAAGTAGAATTAATGTTTCTAGATTGTTTATATACCTAAAGAAAATTGTTGGTTCTGCTGCACGTTCACTTCTTTTTGAAATGAATGACGAAGACACCAGAAATGCTTTCGTAAATTCTATTGAGCCTCTACTAGAACGTATAAAGGGCCGACGAGGAGTTTATGATTATAAGGTAGTATGTGACGAGAGTAATAACCCTGGAAGTATTGTTGATGTTAATCAATTTGTGGCTGATGTGTTTATTAAACCTACTAAATCTATCAACTTCATTAGAATAACATTTACAAACGTTAATACTTCAGTTGATTTAGGCTGATAGAAGGAGAGAATTATGCCAATTAGTTCAAATATTGCTGATTTTAGAAGTAGATTTAAGGGCGGAAGTCGCCCAAACAGATTTGTTGTGGATGGTAATATCCCAACATCATCTGATGTTGGGGAATCTAACTTCTTAATTAAGGCTACAACCCTACCTCCTTCAACAGTTAGTATCATTCCTGTTCCTTTCCGTGGACGAATCTTGAAAGTTCCTGGAGATAGAATGTTCATGGAGTGGGATATTGTTGTTCTTGATGACCCAAAAACCAGAGATTTAAGAAAAGAATTTTTGGAATGGTCCCATGCAATAAATTCGCATTCAGGTAACTTAATAAACCACCAAGACTTCTTTAGCCAGTGGACAGTCACTCAATTAGATCATAATGATGACAGCGAAATTCCTGGTCGAAGACTTGTATTACACAATTGTTGGCCAGTTGAAGTATCTGGTGTTGAGTTAACTCACGATGTTCCAAATACATTGGTTGAGTGGTCTGTGAGGATAGCGTATGATTTCTGGACAGCAGAGGGCATTGAGTGATATACATATTAGTATACTAATAGAAATATAATATGGAGTTTTTGAAAAATGCCTATAGACCTCTTTGGATTTAACTTTGGAAAAAAGAAAACCAGCAAAAAGGTTTCGGAAGAAATTCCGAAATCTTTTGTTGCACCGGATAGTTATGATGGTGCATTTACTGTAGAAACAGGTGGTTTCTTTGGGACATATGTTGATTTTTCAGGTTCTATCCGAGACGAAAATCAATTAATCAATCGCTATCGCTCCTTGGCTTTATATCCAGAATGCGACAGTGCTATTGAAGATATTGTAAACGAAGCAATCGTTGCGGATAAAAGCAAAAATATGATCAATATTGATTTAGATAATATTAATCTATCTGATAATATTAAATCTAAAATAACCGCAGAATTTAAAAATGTATTCAATACACTAGACTTTAAAAATAAAGGTCATGAAATTTTTAGACGATGGTATATCGATAGTAAAGTTTATTATCATGTAATATTAGACAATAAGAATCCCCTAAGAGGAATTTTAGAACTTAGACCCATTGATCCTGTAAAAATTAAAAAAATAAGAAAAATTGAAAAGAAGCACGATAGAAATTATACCAACACAGGTAATGTCCCACTCATCAATAATATAGATGAATTCTTTGTTTATACTAATACGGATAAAGATTCCATATATCAAACTACAAGTTCTGGTATAAAAATTCATAAAGATTCTATTATCTACTCCCATTCTGGTGTTGTGGATTCTTCTTCTAAAAAGGTTGTAGGATACCTACAAAAAGCATTACGTCCTCTTAATATGCTTAGACAAATTGAAGATGCTGTTGTAATTTATCGTATATCTCGCGCACCAGAAAGAAGAATTTTCTATATCGACGTTGGTAATCTACCAAAACATAAAGCCGAACAATATATTCGTGGTATTATGAATAAATATCGAAATAAATTAGTATATGATTCTGCTACTGGTGAAGTTAGAGATGACAGACAGCATCTTCATATGTTAGAAGATTTTTGGCTTCCTAGAAGAGAGGGCGGTAGGGGAACTGAAATTCAAACCTTAAGTGGTGGTGAGAATTTGGGTGAAATGGATGATGTAGATTATCTACTTCGGAAATTATACAAATCATTAAATGTTCCTATATCTCGTCTTGAATCTGAAAATGGATTCAATATGGGTCGTTCTGCTGAAATTACTCGGGATGAAGTTAAATTTTATAAATTCATAGACAGGCTTCAGCATCGATTTTCTGCTCTATTTTTGGATATTCTTCGTATTCAATTGCTGTGTAAAGGAATAATCACAGAAAATGATTGGAAGGGAATAAAACAAGATATTTCTTTTATTTGGAATAAAGATAATTATTTCTCAGAACTTAAAGAAAATGAACTCATAAGAGAACGTCTTGATATGCTAAATATATTAAATGAATACATAGGTAGTTACTATTCTGTTAATTGGATAAGAAGAACCATTCTCAAACAAGACGATTTTGAAATAGAACAAATGGACAAAGAAATCGAAAAAGAACGAGAAATGGGATTAATACAAGACCAAGAGGAAGAGATCTAATATGAACGAAAAGATTAAAAATATGTTGGAATTTATGGTCCATGATAATGTGGACGAATTTAAGGATCATTTTGACATCGCCCTGAAAGAAAA